AACACACTCGATGATTCAGTTGCCTCTTCAGCAAGAACTATTCTACCTGCAGAATCATCCCAGAATACAGCAGCTTTTTTAGCAGAACCACTGTAGTAATTCATTATAATACCAACGTCCTTGTTAGTATCACCACTCAATGCAGCACCATCTACAACTTGTAATTCAAGAAGAACATCTTCTACAGTTGTGTTTACAGTATTGATTTGCGTTACTGAACCACTAATTGTTAGATTACCACCAACAGATAAATCACTTGTTACGTTTGCTGTACCAGTAACATTTAACTGAGAACCAGTAAAAGCAAGATTTGCATTATCTTCTAACTCTCCACTTGTGCCAGCAAGCACAACTCTACCTGAGGTAAGATCACTTACTTGAGCAGATGCAAACGTTGCACCAGCAGATACTACTATATCACTTGATTTTAAGTTTGTAACTGTACCTACACCAGCTACATTTACTGCTGCAGCACCAGAACCACCTGCTGCAGGTGCATTAGGAGCTGTGTCCCATGTTAGATTACCACTACCATCAGACTTTAAGTATCCTGTATTGATTGCTGCAGCAGGAAAAGTATATTCTTGATCAGAACCTATGGTGGCAGGAGCTTTTAATACAACCTTATGGACACCATTATTTGTTCCTTCAAGTAAGTTTACACCAGATCCTGTGGTTGTTGTCTCTTTTGTCCAAAATCTAGATGATCCTATGAATTGGTTATTGTTTGTTGTAGAGTCAATACCAACGTACAAATCGTACTTATCAATGGTAAAACCTGGTTCACCTGCTCTTAGACCAGGCAGACTAGCAAGATTACCTCTCTTAAACTGAAGTACTGGATTACTCATTTGTTCCTATTTGCCTTGTAGTATTTAGAAATCATGACCAAGTTCCGCCATCAAGATCAATTTGATTATCTAGATCTTCAGCAAGAGCAGTAACAACAGACGTATCAAATCCTTCAGGACCAGATAAATTTCCAGCAGCAGAATTTATCACTGCATCTGGACTTATAAAGACGAAGTTATCAGCTGATGGATCGTACGATAAAACAAAATTCGTGCCTACCCCAACACCAATTGCTGTTGATACAATGTCAGAAATGTCTCGGATGTTTGCCACTGTGTCGTCCTGTTCAACTGTAAAGTTAATAATTGGTTGACCATCTAGGTTAGTGTCGGCATGACTAGATTGAATACCAACTGCAACAACTTGTATTGACATATCACGATGCTGTTGGGTTTACTAGTGCCTGACCAGTTATAACCTTGGTCTTTATGTTACTGTTGCGGTTAGTTATAACCACATCATATTCATATCTTCCTGCTGTGATAATACCAGTCTGAGTATCAGTCAGAGATATTGTTAGATTACCCTTTGCGGGTTGTCCACCATAAGTGGTAGCAAAAGAAACAGATCCAGGTGCTTCTGAATGTTTCCTCATCTTTACAGAAAAATCATATGGTGTAAGGTCCAATGGATCATTATCCCTTTTCTTCAAATCAAAAGTTGAAGAAAAGTCAGTTCCTTTCTCAATTTGTATATTTACTGAAGGGACTGCCATATGAACCTTTTACAGTATTTCTATTTATTGTTTAATAATAAAGACTTTAGAACTTCAATTTCGTTCCTCAATTCATCAAGTTCTTTTTTCTGTCTCATCCCTACATCCTTCCTGTTCATGTAACGGTTGTATGCAGTCTTGTCGTTGTTGATTATTGCAGTCGTCTTCATGTCTCTGTGTAGAGAGGCATGATTCTCGACCTGTGCTCTTTTTGAATTGGTATTCATCTTCAAAGGTTCCGTTTAGGATGTCATGTACTAACCACCATGCCATAATTATGCTGTTGCAATTGATCTAAAGTCTTTCAACTTAGGAGTTTGTGACTGATCTGTTGATGACATGACAATTTTTATTTGGAATCCAGTAAACTGTGGTAAGTTGGATGCCGTAAATTCATATTCATTGAACTGATTTTGCAGACTAGGTGAGATATTTCTATCTGGTCTACCACTGTTATTCTTTTCAGAAATAACATTACCCGAAGCATCAAGATTATCAAAACCAGGAAATAGTTCAAAGATTTGATCTAATTCATTTCCATCAACTCTTTCCAATCGATATAAAACTCTTATATCTGTTGCTGAAGGTCTATTTGCAGCAAATAAAACTTTCAAAGAAGTAGAAGGATTGTCAAGTTTTATAATCTTAGTTTGATACAACAACTCATGAGGATCCTCTGATAAATTAGATCTATTATCAGTAGTGTAATTTGATATTGGAGCATTTATTCTTGATGCTTTTGTAAGAACAGAACTTCCAAAAGCATCTATAACAGGAGAAACATCTCTGTTAGTCGTGCTCATATTCATTTCCATTGTGAATGACTTACTGCCAGGTAGTGCAATCAAACTTGCTTTGGCATTTTCATTCTCACCAGAGGCAACCATTCTAGAACTAGTAAATGAAGTTTCCCCTGCTAAAGACACATCTTCAAATCCTTGATCTAAGAATGATGTTTCAGATCCATTTACACTCGTTGAAGAAGTTGTTCTTACTGTAGCAGTAAGTACAGATCCTTGAGGAGTGCTTGCTGAAATGTTTGGTTCAATAGTATCAAAAACAATATTTGAAGTTGCTCTTCCTCTTGTACCACCACCATGCTTATCTTTGTTGAAGAATACATCTCCAGTTATCTTTAGATGATAAGAATCTAATGCTATCTTATCTACAATTGTATTTGAAACATCAACCATATTATGAGTCTTATTGATCTTACGTAAAGAAACTCCTGATAGTTCATATTTTTGAACTGGAGTATCTATATTATACGTTCTTGCAAACGTACTATCAAGACCTCTGGTAATTGTTCCTGTTAGTTGATTTGATCCAACTGATGTGTAAGTAATAACTTCATCACCAATTAGAGCAACACCAGGATTACTTGCAGATACTTGAGCACCTTCAAAGAAATTAAATCCTATGCTACTTGCAATACTAACAGCATTTGTTTGACTAACTGCATATCCAACTGTAAGTCTTGTAGGCACAATATCACCAGTTATACCAGCAACTTTGACTACATTGTTTGCATCATGCATACCATGATTAGCATGATTTACTTTGAATATTTTACCGTCAAATTGATCTGAGTTTGCAGTCACAGTGCTTGGTACAATGCCATTTACTGTAACACCATATCCTAAACTTGAGTCGTGATACTGAATTAGATCTGTAGTATTGAAATCATTACCACTTACATTTGTTAGAACTAAAGAATTTGTGCCTGTAGTAACACCCACATTGAATGTTAGATTCTGACCTAAACCTTTAGTGCCAAGTGCAGCAGTCAAGGTATCACCAACTACATATCCCGTTCCTGTGCTAGAGGTTACTGTGACTGCAGTTGCTACATTACCGTCTACACTAACGTTTGCCGTAGCACCAGATCCAGATCCTGTTAGTGTAACAAGAGAAACACCATTGAATTGTCCATCTTCATAACCAGTACCAGCGTTTAGTATTGTTAGTGCAGATCCACCCTCATCTAGATGAGCAAGTTTTTCTATAACAAAACCATTAGCAGTTCTATTATTTTGTTTTATCTGTGTACCAATATCAATGATGCCTGGTTCAATAGCAGACCCCAATCCAACCACAACTCTCCTAGAGAAAGTTTCAATTGGATTTTCAGGAAGTTGATTTCTTTGAGCAAACTCTCCTAAGTGTGGGTTGTACATTCTAAATGTACCAGTATCAGTAGTAAACTGTGCTTTATACGCAGTATACTTCATGTCTTCTAATTGAGAAGCAGTCCATGTTCCAGCATTTTGACCCTTGAACAATGACCCTAGTGTTGGTTGTTTAGATATAACAACTTGTCCTAGTTCTGGTTGACCAGCAGTTGTAATATCAACCTCTCCAACTTGTGATATCCACTGGTTATATTCATCAGTCATTGTAAGAACAACGAATGCATATTCACCTTTAGCAAGATATACTGGTGATGGGAAAGTTGCTCTTGTTGGTATAGAAGCATCTTCGGATATATTTACATCCGTAGGATTCAATATACATATTGAATTTTTCATTATCTCCCTAGAGGGATAACCATTTACAATAGGAGCAATACGAACTTCTAGAGGTATTGTTTCGGATTTACTTTGGAAGAATAAATCAACTGCAGTCATGAATACGCCTGGCTCTTCATTAACACTAAAACTTTGTGCTAACGGATCATCATCTTCATCTGGTTCAACAAAAACAGGAACCTCTACAATAACCTCAACTGGAACAGGTACTATAATAGGTGGTGGTGGAGGAGAAGGAACTGTGATGATGATCTCTTCAACTACAGGTACTTCTACAACAACAGGAACTTCTACCTGAACCTCTTCAATAACTGTTTCTATAACAGGAACTTCAACTTCCTGAATAACAGTGTTATTGATTATAACTGGGGGTGGTGGAGGTGGAGGAGTTGGTTCTGTTCTCGTTATCGTAGTTTCTGATATAGAAAATCCTTCTGAGAAGAAGTCAGCTCCAGCACGACTAAAGTTTAGACCTGCTATTTGATCTTGAGGTCTTAGACTTGTTAGTATGAGAGTGTTTGTACCATTCTGAAAAGTTCCACCAGGTATGAATACACTTCCTATAAGTGCTCCTAGATCATCTGATACTAGTCTAAGATCGCTTATCTCTGCTTCAGCACCACTTGTCTCACCAACCAATCTCATCCCTACCTGTGCTTGTCCAAAGAAATTACCATCAGATTTTTGATTCAAAGAGGCAGTGTCGATATTCAATACAGCAGTTGTTTCTGAGTATGCAGATGTCAATCCGACTACACTCTCACTATAAGGATTTGTTCCAAAGAATATTGTTGGATCATTGAATGGACCGTCTTTATGGTGAGGAGTAGCTAGTCTGAATCTAAAATCGGTTCCCTGACTTGTTTCTTGATTATTTACTGCAGTACCACGAACAGTCTCACCTATTTGGAAAGCACCCTGAATAGGAGTTACTTCCAAAAGTTTTGGTATGACACGATTTCTACTATCAATCATGTCTTCACCAGAGAAAGAACAAAAATGTTCTGTATTTGGTTTTAATCTTGTACCAACAAACTGAATGTTTTGTTCCCTCATTAGAGGTAAGGGTTCAGTCTCAGATATAAAATCATTACCAAAACCAATACCACCATCTCTTGTGGTAAATGATCTATCTACAAATACATCACTATCTGGATTCAAAGTAAGACTACCATCATATTTTCTAAACATGTATGGGTTTACGTTCTCTACCCTACTTGCAAGTGGTTGCTCGTCTGTAATTATACTATTATAACTCAAAGTTATAAGATCACCAGTTCTTTGAATATTTGGTGAAGTAAGGTCGTTGGCAAATCTAGGGTCAACTGTAAGATCTGGTGTTCCATTCAAACCTACAATTTGTTCAGATCCAATCAACAAGTCAATAGAATCGTTATGTTTTCTTGCAACAAGATTTCCATCTTTTATATCATATTTCAATGATGACTGACTCAAATCAGTGACATCGAAATTATTAAAAGTATCTACAACAAAACCATTTTTAAACCTATCCAAACCTGTATCAGGATCACTAATAACTAAACTTTCAGTAGCAGTTTCTAATAGACTTAGAGAAGTTACTTCTTCTAATGTTTCAATACGTGTTTCTAATCTACCAATATCTTTCATCGTATAACGTTTATTGCCACGAGAAGTTATGGTAACGTCTTTTGTAGCGTCATATACATATGGTTTATAATCTATTCTTGCTAGTTCAAACGAATCAATTAGTGGTTCTGGTTCTGTTGGATTGATAGCAGGTATTCCTTTCTTTACGGTAAACGTAGCGTCTGGATTTAGATACAACCTATCAATTCTAGGTAAGTAGAAACTATAATCAAAAAGTATATTCTCATCAGAAACAAGAACATTTGATGATGATCCAGTGTTAGTAAAATCTCTTGAATCAAATTCAAAAGGTGATCTACTTCCAGAATAATCAGCAACTCTTGGTCTCAAATCAATAACGTCAGTATTTCTTACTCCATCAAAAATAGGAACAGTGTCGTATCTATCCGCACTGTAACTATTTGCAGATACCACATCACCAGAATCTAAAGCATTTATAGTGTAATGATCGTAATATATTTTTAGTTGTCCTTGTGGTTTAGGGAAATTTTGTTTTCTAACTAAACGACCAAAATCATAGTACTCAGATCTTTGTCCTGAATCCACAAGAAAATTCTTTCTTATATTTGGATCACCAGGTGCAACCTGAGATAGGTTTGCTACAACACCACTTTCTTGGAATACAACTTCTTCAGTTTCATTGAATGAGAAAGTGTTCTTAAAACAAACTTCTACTTTATTCGTACCACTTCTAGCTAACACCATTGCAGATGCACCAGAACTCTTTCCTACACCAACCTCTCCTAATATTATGTCGCTATTGTCTCCATTAGGACCAGTAAATGATGTTAATGTAAGTGATGGAATAGTTGGAGCACCAGTTCCTGATGACTCATATACAGCATGTACTTCAACTACATCAGCAACATCAAGTGATACCTCTCTATCCTGAACACGTTTACCATATGCATTACTAAATGTTAGACCATCAGCAATAGATGTGCTTACTCCTGAGTATGATCTATCAGAACCAGTAACTATAAGTGATTTACCTCTAACTAGATTTTTTTGTTTTGATTTTACTTTTGATTTTTGTTGTGTGGTATGAACAACTACATTACTTTGTGATGCAGTCAAACCAGATATGGTAGCACCCTTACTACCATTAGTCAAAACAAATTGATCGGAGGTTAGAGGTTCTATAGTACCGTCAGAATAAAATACACTATATCTTTCTTCATCAAAAGGAGCATATACTTTTTCTGTTCCTGTTAGGGAAGGTAAATCCAATTGTCCAGAACCATCTGTACTATTGCCAGTAACTTCAATTCTAAATTGAATTGTAGAATCTGTAAGATCAAGAGACTCTATATTTGGGTTTGGTAATTCTGAATATAAAAATCCACTTTTAGATGCTCTAAGATTAGACGCTACTATTTGTAATCCACTTAACGTAACATCTGAACTAGGTAAATCTTTATCACAAACACCACTAACGTCATTAGGTGCTGCAACAACAGTCACCGTTCTATTAGTAAGATTGATAGAACTTACTTGGTTAAAAGTATTATCTGTTACACCTGCTAACTTATATGAGATAATATCTCCTACTTTGAAATTCTTTACCCAACCTACAGAACCACTAGTAATAACACCACCAGTTGTGATAGTAAAAGATCTTCCACCAAAATCTTGTTTTGGTTCTAATACTACATCTGCAGCAAAGGTTCTAGATCCACCAGTAGACCTAACAGATTTTACATCTGCTAAATCTTTTTCACTTACAGATCTAATAACTTTACCATCCTGCACACCATTGATGATGATTGGTTCATCAACAACAAATTGTCCTGATGTTTGTGTTACAACAAGATCTGCAGAACCTGATACTGCAGTTTTTAGATAACCTTTAGCACCAGATCTAGAACCTTCTATAAGAGCAGGTACAGCAAGAGTAGTTGTTGTGTTTATGGTAACTGTAGTATCTGTTTGAATATCAAAAAGATATAGATCAAACTGAGTGTCATTACCAGAGTAATTTGCGTTTGTAGTCTTGTAATCATATACTCTTGCTCTTCCAATACTACTTCCAGCAGCAGTTGATTTTGTAGCACCTAATCGTGTGTCACGCAAATCAACAAAATCAGCACTTGCAGCATTCAATTTGATTTGAGCACCATTCAAAGTATTGTTTACTCTGAGTTTATTACCTGCTTCAAATGGTATAGCAGAACTTGTTATCTTCTTTGTAGTTCTAGGTTTTTCTATGTCAAGAATTCTAGACCCAGTTACTTGTGCCTCAAATCCTTTTACGTATGCTTTACCTGGTCCTATCTTTATATTCAGTAAATCTTTAGATGGTACATTACCTCTGTTTGTTTTTTGCTCAGGAAAATATGTTCCAAAAACAGAGTGCCTATCATTCAGACATTCTCTTGCTTGCAAATCAAATTTTCTTACAAAGTAGTTACCACTTTCATCAAAAGTTCTTCTTGCAAGTTCTTTACCTATTTCGCTATAGACAGTATTTTGTACAATACGTTCTTTCTTACCATTATTACTTCTAAACAACTCAATAAAATTTTCATCTTGAAAATTATCCAATTCCTTTTTAGTAAGTGCTAGACTAATCTTTAGTCTATCTGCACCAGGTGCAGTAAAGTTGGAAAATCCAGCAGCGTTATCATATAAACTTTCATCATCAACAGCAGTTACAATCTCTTCCTTTACAAGAAAACCAACTCTGAATGAAGGGTTTGGAGAATATTGATCAAGTATAATTGTTTCAGTAGGAACCTCTACAAAAGCACCACGGGCAAAAAACACACCCTTAGTTATAGTAAAAGCAGATCCTGTTGCGGTAGCATTTGATTCAATACAAGTAGCAAAATCTGAACCACCACCTATAGTAGTTGTTCCATAAGTAACAGGGAAAGTTGTAAGTAAATTTTCTCCATCAGAAAATACTTGCTGACTTTTATCACTACCAGAAGTCTCGTACTTTATGTAAAGTGTAGTATGACCAGTTTCTGATTTAGATGCTGATAAAACTTTTACAACTCTTGCAGTAACTCCAGATACCTTACCTTTTATTTTAATACCAATAAATTTATCATAGTAGAGTTCTACAGGAACACCAAAAAATGTAGACTCGACTTTGACAGCAGTATATTCTTGATCATATCCTAAAGAACCAGGTATAACAACGGATCCTTCTTTGAAAATATGTTTACCAAATTTTTCAATCTGTCCTTGTAAGATAGATTGTAAAGTAGTTAGTTCCCTTGCTTGAACTGGAGATCCAGGTTTGAATAAGACTCTATTAAAATTTTTCGACGAGTCAAAATCATCAAAATATGGACTAGCATTTAAATTGGTGTTCTGTGGCATTGTATCAGAATTCTAAGATGATTTTGATATCTTCTCTTTGGTTTGAAGCTCTTGTTACTTCAGGTCTATTATCAATGTAGATAATGTCGCCAGAGTGTTTTTTGATTTCTGGTTCGGCTATACCATTGGTAAATGATTGACCAAAGTAGAAAGTTTTAGCATTGATTGTTGTTGAGACACCAACAAACCCAGTTTCAATACCAACTGTTTCAGTACCTGTAGTAGTAGTAATAACAATATTTGTACTACCACCAGTACCAGGTGTATTGCTGAACTTATTTAGCTTGTATCCGTAAGTGGGTGATACACCAGCAGCACTATCTGTAGCAAGAGATCTGTCTTGCCAATATTTCAAAACTTGAGTTGCAGCATCGTAAGATATAATTCTACCAACAGCAGTAGATCCAACACCTACAGTTTGCGTAACTAAACCATCAACTGATGCAGATAAACTACCTGCAGTAGCACCAGTAACACGTAAAGCTTTTGTGTTAGTAGCACTTGCTGCTGTTAACAAATTAGTACTACCATTTTCTATGGGGTTTTTTAGAATTCCTATTCTTGCAAACTGGTTTCCTGAGGGAAAGTCTGGGTTTGTTAGATCAGAGTTTTCTATTCTAGAATAAACAAGAACTTTGTTAGATCCTAATTCTCTATAAACATCAGCACCATGACCACCTGGCGGTGGTATAATTACAGAGAAAGATGCACCAGCACCTGTAACAACTGAGTCTAAATCTAAAGTTGCAAAAGAATACTGTGATCCACCATTGGTTACTTGAACCGAAGATGGTTTTCCGTTCAAGAACGTAACAGAAGCTAATCCACCCTCACCATCACCTCTAATAGGAACATTATTTTTTGTACCATTGAATTGATACGCAGCACTTGTGGTATCTTCAATAGTAATTACTTCAATCTTACCATTTATAGCAGCGTTCCTTACATCAGCACAATCAGCATTATTTGCATAATCTGCTGGTGCTGGCATATAATTAGCACTATCAAATTTTAATATTTCACTTGGTTTGATGGTATAAAGATACTTCCATATATAACCATCACTTTCCAACCTAGGTTGCAAATCAGTATGAAGAGGTTCGACAAGTGATACGATACCTTGACCACTGTTAGATGGAGCAGCACCATTGTATATACAAACATAGACTCTAAAGTCTTTGTTCATCACATAGTAATTTGCACTATAAAGATTAGTAGAACTCGTTTGTGGACTCAAATTATTGATACTATAATCATGACGATACATTTCAAAAATTGTTCCACTACTCCAAGTTACCTTGTTGACAACTCTAAGTACATCATTTGATGTAATTTTTTTGGCAGATATAAGAGTATCATAGATGTCATCATGTTCATCAAAATTGTCAATTGGGGATGGAGTGTTTGTATTCCAATCTGATGCAACATCAGTTGCATTTGGCAATCCTATAAAAACATAATAACTATTATCAGTCGTCGAAATTCCACTTACGAAATTTGACGCATTCAATACTCTGATCTGATCCGTGATGACGGCTGGCATTATTTTGAAACTTTTTGTTTATTTATGTGTAATCTAATGATAATCTTTCAGATCTAATAACTTGAGGAGCAGTTGCGATACCTGTAAGACCATTTAGAGGGTTACAAGTAAATGCAGCACCCACAGCAGCACTAGTTAGTTTACAGAAACTGTAGTTACCGTAGAACTGACCCACACCTGAACTAAAACCTGTAAAGTTTAGTCCATGTCCAGATTCTATGTTGCAAGTTACTCTCATAGTTTGTCCAGATCCAACAGCAGAAGGTGTTGCTGCAACTTGATATACACCATCTAAGAATTCTGTTGCAACTCCAACAACAGCAGATGCAGCAGAATCTTTTGCGGTCAATCCAGAACCAACAGTAGAGTTAGAGACAATGAAATAATCACCACTTGCAATTGCCGTTGATGTTTTTCCACCGTACTGATTTTCTCTGTATGGAGAATTTAAGGGTAAAGTAAATTCAAAGGTAATTTTTGTGTTTTGAGTGCCAACACCTGAAATGATACCATCATCACCAACAAAACTAACACCTGTTATATTTTGTAGAGGATAATGAAATCCAGTTGACCCATATCCACTATTATTTTTATCAGTATCTATTATTTTACATGTGATATCTGATGCATCTGGTTCCTCAGAATATAAGAAACTAGCAACACCAGTATCAATATAGAGAACGGTATCTGTTTTACCAACGTCTTTGATTATGCGTCCAGATGGGAATATAAAACTAAGTAAATCATCTCTTGACTTACTTACTTTTACACCATCAACAAATGAGTCATTTCTTTGTTTGCTCCATGATAATGGTCTCAATGGAGTTCTAGCAGAACTTATACCTGGTCCTTTATAAAGTGTTGTTTGTATTGTGTCTCTGCTAATAAAGTCTCTTACAACTCTTATATCCTGATTGACAATACTAACTTTATCACCAGTTTTCAAAGTAGGTGTAGCAGTCAATGTGCCAACATCACTATCTGTTCCTCTATAGAATAAAATTTGAAGTGATGAACCTGCCTTAGGTGGTTCAAGAAATTCTATCTGCGTACCACCATTATAAACATATGATGTACCAGGTTCTTGTAAAACATCATCAATAAAGATAAGAAGACTATTTTGTATAATGATAGGATTACCAATATCTTTCTCAAAACTAATTGCAGTGGAATCTTCTCTTAGAGTAAACACAGTTTTACTGCCATTGAATTCGTTAGAAAAATCATCGAGTACTTGTAACTTACCAAACACCCATCCAACAAATTCATCATCCATAGTATGCTTTACTGTAAATGTAGATGCTTTGAACGCAGAACCTGCAAATTTATAATCATATCTTTCATTTACAGGAGGCAATCCTACATTAATTGAAACAGTTGTTCCAGCAACACCAACAATAGATGTGCTTATACCAGATATAGGATCTGTTGATCTTGGATATTTGTGTAGTGTGCTGTAACTATCTTTTGCACATGTAAATCCTATAGAATTATCTTTCAAACTAACTCCCATACCTACCGTAAGAGTATGAATTCCAATCGCAACTGTTAATATACCAACGTTTGCATTGTAGTCTGCATGTTCAATCTTATATACATCGCCACTAGCAACATCAATAAATCCTTTTTCTATGAGAGTTGGATCTGTATTGATACCACTGCTTATTGTAAGTATCTCGCCTTCACTGTAACCATAACCTACATTTGTCAACTCCCAACCCTTCATTTGAGTAAGTAAAGTTGCATCAATAGAAACTGATGCTCCTATACCAGTCAAAGAACTTAGTAGTGCAACATCATCATATCCAATAGGAGAATCAAACTCAACCTCAGTTGGTTTGTTGATAACACCACCACTACTATAAGATGTAGCAACCGTGTGTACACCTACGTTTACAGAAAACTTTCTTACACTTGGTACAATCTCAACAACTCTTGCTCCTTGATAACCAACTTCATCTGGGAATGGGAATGAATATGTTGAACTACCGTCAGTCATATTGATACCACTCAATACAACTCTATCCCCAACTGCTAAATTGTGATTAGCAGATGTTGTTACAGTCATAATACCTGAGTTTATATTATGAATTGCATTTGACACTGATTTGTGGTAGTAACCAACACCAGGTTCAGTTATATCAATCGTTTTTATATGTCCAACCTCAGTTGTAAACGTGCCAGCAGCACCTGTGGTAGCACCTCCACCTAATACTTTGAATCTATATGTTGTTTCGTTATTGTTTCTGTAACCACTACCAGTAAAACCAAAACCTATACTTGATACAGTCCCTGCTGCAGATACAACAGCAGAACCAACACCCACTACTCTAGGTTGATATCCATACCCTTTCTCCCATTCATCGATACGTGTGATAATTCCTTTTCTGGGTAAATTGTTAGAGTTTACATCAGAAGAACTATATGATTCTGTTTGTGTAGTGGATTCGTTTCCAGTAAATGTTATAGTTGTTATTCCTGTTGCAGGAGTGCCATCTAATCTGTAGTCTGTTGTTGGTCTTTGGAAAATATTGTTTATCAATATTGCACCAAAATCAGTAGAGATTCCAGTGGTATTAACACCTGCACTCTTTACAGTAAATGTTTTTGCTATGCCTGTAAATGAATCTGATATGTCATCTAAAACTACATTATCATTATAATCAGATCTAGTAAATACTCTTCCTTGGAAAGTACTGCCTTCAACAGTTCCTGAAACCAATAACTTATGAGTACCAATACCAGCACTAGTAAGATTGATTTTATTTCCTAATAAGGCATCTCCTCTATCTTCTGCAAATGAAAAATTATTTGCAGAATTTTTTATCATAAAATATTCCCTATTTTCCTCTAATGGTGTTGGTGGGTCAAGTGTTCTTAGTTTTACTTTTGTTCCAGATTCAAACAAATCAGTAAGAACGGTAAATGAATCGGTTGCTACACTTATAGTCTCAGAGGAAACACCTACTTCATCTCTTCTTCCACCAAAAGGAACATCTGCAAAATGAATTTTATCTTGTATGATATTATAATCGCCACGAATTAATTTTATACTATCTCCAATACTATGAGCAAACTGTGATGTTCCTAACCACTCACGATCAACTAGAACATTAGTTGCACTACTACCAAATCCAATGATTTGGATTCTCATAATTTCATCGTTTATCCTTATCAGATCAAACTTTTTGAATCCACCAACGTCCTTGAATATAATCTCTCTACCTATCACATTATTCATACACTCTGTTTGAGATCCAATTGTTTCGTATAGTGGAGCTTGTATTACACTATCAAGAGAAACAATACATTTTGATAATTGTTTTTCTGCAATAAATCTATGCGTTGTTCCTACACCAACTGTTGTTAATCCTATTGGTAGATTAGATACAGCGTTTGCAGGACTTGATGCTACCTTAAATTTATTTTCTCCAACCTCAATCGCATATACTGTTATAGGCAAAGTTGTTGCTGCACCTACACCATTCAAACCATGTTGTATACCTACTGCAGTTCCATTAGTAGCATCATATGTAAGTGGTTCACCTGTTCTAAAAAAATGATTGTTAACTATAAAAGTATCATCATCTATATCAATAACATCACTAGAACTAGCATCAAATGTTTTAACAAAAACTGGATCACCTCTATGAGTCAGATTGAATGACTTCTTGAAGGTTTCTGTTGCCTTGTTAAATTGTTTATTTACAGATGCTAACTGAAACATTATTGTTTTTTTAGGTATTTAGAAACCAACTGTCAAGTCACTTGCTAGAGCATCAGGTTTATCGATTCTCAATTCAGCAACTCTTATGATATATGCTTTGTTTGGTGCAGGAGTAAATTTCAATTGAGTATCACTTCCAGAGGCAGCAACCTCTGTAGCACGAATATCTCTTATATCACCAGGTACAGTGCTATCAGCACCAATAGTTGATATGCCTGTTGCTGTAGATACGTTATTGAATTTTACGAAGTTTATATTACCCTCATATGTATTAGCTACTACATTGTAATATGAGTAAGCATTGTCAGTGGTATTTTCAACTTCAACAGTATATCTAATAGAGGTATAATTATTAGATGATTGATTAGAAATTACTGATGCAGAAGGAGATGCTGCAGCAGATATTTCTGTCCTACGAGAATTCAATTCTGTATCACCAACTCTATATCTAGTTGTTGTAAATCCACTACTAGCAGCAACAGTAGTGGCAATACCAACTACGCTCGATAGTGTAGAAATGGTAACATCTTGATTTGCTGCAGGTGTAAATTCTAATCGTATAACGCCACTTGCCTGATTTAGAACAAAAGTTCCCATATCAGTTCCAGCATCCATCTTACCAAAGTTACTATAATTCATATCATTTGTACCTGCAAGCACAAATGAGAACTCATCTATTTCTTTTTCAGTTGCTGTGCCAGCAGAAACTAATACACTACCAGATCTAAATTCATTTCCGTCCATCTCTGCTATAACTTGAACAGCAGGTGAACCAGATGCAGCAATAGATGATGTCATACCAACTTTCTGCACCATTCCAAAAGCAGTTGTTCCCACTCCTACAGCAGAACCAAGAACTTCTTTATGGAATGTTATGTCATATTCAAACGTAGTGTTGAATGGTGCAAACGATACACTACAAATACTTCCAGATGCAGTAGCAGTAAACTCACCAAGATCAAAAGCATCCGATAATTCGGAGTATGTGTTTAGGAATGCTACATTTCCATCATGACTTACCACAAACTCAGTGTATTGTGTAGCGTTGAAAGTAATTCCTAAAGATGTGTCAAGAACAACCTGTGCATAATATTTGACTGCTGATATTTCAGTCATATCAAACACATCTAACTCTAAAGATCTGAATATATCAGGGTCAGAATAAAACTGTTCTGATATATCATCAAGATCTAATACTCTATTACTCTTACATTGTATTGCTTGCCCAAACCTCTTAGAATTGAAATTAACTTCGCTACTACTAGTTGCTTTAATGTTGGTGTTTTCCGATACAAGATCCCATTGATCTCTTGTGTCCATATCAACTACAGAGTCTAATAAAATAACACCACCTGCCTGAGAACTAATTCCAACCACACTCGCACCCACTCCAGCTATGGATGGGATAAGTAAATCTGAATGTTTCTTGAATCCAGCTATATGTGACAGTGAGTCAACTGGTTCACTCCAACTAGAAACTCCAACTTGACTCTTTAGAGCATATGAGAAATTTTGATAGTAATCATTATCTTGTAATCTCTGATAGAAGTCACTTAGTTTTCCAGTATCACCTTCCCAACCAAATTTCTTGACAACTGAACTGTCTATATCAAAATGTCCATTGTATGATGTCAGAGATTCAATTGTTCCACTAGCACGAGATAATTCTCCAGTAAGTTTGTCTCCAGTGCTGAATCCAACAAGAGAATTTACTCTTAAAACATTTTTGGTTTTACCATCACCAGATATAATTCTTGCTTCTGCACCATTTAAATTAAAGACTTTTTCGTTATTATTGAAGACTCCTTCAGATAAATTTAGTTCAAATTTAGCAATATCTTTTTCATTAGAAACTGTTCCAAATTTTTCAAAGTCATGAAAACCAGGATCTTTGTCTATTGCATACGTAATTGTTGCTTGATCTACTAATCCAAATGCAGTAGTTACACCTGTAAGAGTAAAAAATTCAAAATCATGATTTGCTGAGTTGTATCCTAATCCTGAACTTACACCTACATTCTCTACAAATACTCTATCACCAACTTGGAATGGCATTGGCAATGAAGTTGTAAATCCACCACTAGGAGTTTGTAGTCTAAGTGTTACATTAGGATCGGAGTAAGTAGCAGTTATGATACCTACACCATTTGTATTATCTACAGCAATTAGTTCATTGTCAGAACTACTTAAGTTATTACCACCATTGACTATGGTAACTTTACCAACACCAGCACCATCTAGTTCTGCAAAGAATTGAGATTCTTCTGATAAAGTATTAGTTTTTCTGTTATAAACAACAAAGTTTGGAGCAGTCAAATACTTAGATCCTACAGATGATATACCCACACTAGTAACACTAAAGTTGTCTTTTAGCGTAATGACTTGAGCAACTTCTGCTTCAGGTCTTAAGGTAGTATCTGATGGATAGTCAAATCCAAAATCAACTATTTCAACATTGTTTATTTGACCAACTTTTTCAGCAACTGCTTTTACTGATGCTGATTTACCTGTGGTAGAAGCAACAGAAACTTCTGGCAAATCTTCATATCCAATTCCACCAGATGACAGTACAACTTTTCCTACTCCTCCACGTTGAGTGGTAGAATTTGTATTGTACTTAAGTTCGGATACGGATGAGTATCCAACTTTTTCAGGTACGTCTACAATATTGAAATTAAAAGTACTATTACCAGTAGTCGTAATTGAATGATTTCCTGTAAACTTACTAGTGTTTACAACTATTTTGGAGTAGTCAACAATATCTTTGTTTACTTCAATTACCTTAGAATTGATGCCAGTTCCTACAGGAACAAACCTATAATAAAGTATGTTTGGAACTTGAGGTGTAAATGTAATTGAAGTTAGTCCAGCTACGTTACCTGGTATAGAATTTTCTCTTACCTCTACAGCAGAAACTCCTGAACCTACAAATGGTTTCTTATAATCTTTATCTAAGAAGAACTTCAATTTAGTGTCTAACATAGACCCATCGTCAGTATTGACGATTAGCGTATCACCAACTGTCAAAGACAATGGTGGATTTACTGAAGATCCTATACTTACAAATCTTGTGCCTGGATCATAGGTTGCAGTAATAACACTTGTTCCAGCAGAGACGACATTTAGATCAACACTATTTCTTGGTCTCATACTATGAACACCAACAGTTGTTGCTTCAACTTCAATTACTCTAAACGTTCCTCTAACATCATTTCTTGCTGTAGTAAAGTTATGAGTATTTCCAATACCTGTTGTGGTATCAAACATAACTCGGTCTAAATCAGAACCAATACCTGTTCTAGTAGTTACTATACCAATAAGATTATTGTTTATAATTTGAACAAATACTTCTGGAGGAAGAGGTCTCTTGAATCCAGTGCTGACACGTTTCATCGCATCAGTTTGATATGTCAATGATGTACCAGCACCAGGACTGTAAAGTAATTTTTCACCATGTGTAAAATTACTATCTTCTACAAAAATACTTCTGGTTGGTATAAATCTGTCATTACCATCAACTTGTATGGTTACACCTATACCAACACCAAAGGTTAATCCTACACCTACAACACTAGTTGCATCAAAGAATTTACTAAAGTCTTCTTGTACAGAATCGTAAAATTTATTAGAAATAGGATATGTAAATTTCCTTTCTTGTCTTTCTATGAATGATCCAAAAGTATGTGCAGCAGCTACTGTGCCATTCTGTGCTCTGAGTAGTTTATATCTATTGAAGAATGAATCAAACCCAAATACTTTTAGTTGTTCATCATCAATCTTAATGATATCATCAATACCAAATTTTTCACTATCAAATCCATCATTGAAAGAAACTTCTGTTGTCAATCCTATAGACAACATTGCTTCAGTCAAAGTAGAGCGAACCAATTCTACTTTTATTCTTGGTGTTGCCTCTAAACCAGATCTTGTTGTTGGAGTTACGTTTAGTATTCTTCCAAAGGTGTTGTTTGGTAGTCCGTGAGGTGTAGTTGTAATACCAGTAACAATGTTACTTGATGTGGTCAGAACAACGTCGTTGAAATCAGTTATAGTTGAAGTTATAGTTGATATGGTAGGACCAGTAACCTCTACAACTCGACCAATAGCACCAAAACCTTTGGTGTCTTTATTGTTAAATGATATGGAATCTCCTACGTTGTATTCTCTACCAGATTCTATTATAGAAACACTATCTAATGAATCTGATTTTATTGAAAAAATCTTAGAGTTAGTAAATGTATTCTTGTTTGAATTAGTTACAAATTCATACTCATTGATGTTATGTGGATCAGTATTTCTAACAAAATTAAGTTTCTTGATATCTACATCTTGTATAGAATTTAGTGATAAGTTAAACTCTGACGGAGATGAATGATATGTGTCACCAATAACATAAGGGAATAATGGTTTCCTTACACCATCAAAAGGATCTAATGGGTTTTGTGTAGCAGTTTGTTCTATCGTTGTATAGTAAGCATAAATTCCATTTGGAAAATCTGGTGTTACCGCAAATCTACCATTATGCTCGTCTAAGTCACCATAACCCTCAATAAAAGTAAAATCTTCACAGAAGAATCCTGCAGGGTATTGATTTAGAGGAGGTCCATTTGGTCTTTCTGTACCAGACAGTTTAGAATAACTAGAATCTAATATTTTTAAAGCACCACCAACTATACCAACAGGACCGTAAATGGGATGTCCATCATATGCCCATCCTATAATTGGAGAGTGAACTGTACCATCATCTCCAAGATATGATCTAAGATTTCTAGGAATGTAATAATTTACATATGGATTACCTAATTTCGCATCTTTGATTGTCTCAAAAAATCCATCATCACCTTTTACGTCACCATACTTTGCAAGTTTCTCAACTTGGTTTACAGTCCATTCTTTTATGTTGCCTGAGAATATTGCATTTGATCCAGGTGTTCTTGCTTTAACAGAGGTTTTTCCTTGAGTGTAACTCAAACCTTTGTTAATCATATCAATTCTAACTATTGTTCCATTTTCTATAACTGCTTTTGCTTTAGCACCAACACCATCACCAGTTATAATAATGTCAGGAGTGCTAAAGAATTGTTCTCCTCCACTCAATACAATAATTTGATCAACTCTACCGTTTATGACAAAAGCTTGTAAGTATGAATTTTCACCCTCTACAATTTTTATATCAGGTTTGTTATTATCATTAATAACCGTAGATCCAAAATCAGTACCTGCATTTTCTATATGCAGACCAATTACTTTACCTCTAGCAATAGGAGTTGCTAGAGAATTTGCAGTTGTGATTCCTTGTCTACCACTTACAAGCACCTCTATCGGTGGATCTTGGAAGGTATGAGTTCCAGATCCGATACTTGTTAATGATACAACATCAGATAAATCTTTTTTAGAAGATAATCTAAATGTTTTTGAGTCTATAACATTCGCAAAATAATCAGTTCCACTGGTTAGTCCACCTATTGCATTGTCTGCAGTATATCTAACAATATCTCCAGATAAGAAATTGTGATTTACGATAGAAAGAGTGCTAGTAAAAGTATTAATTCCTGTAGCATCTTTTGCAGTGTTTTGTCTATTTTTAAAATTGCCAGGATTGTCTATAATAATTTGATCTACTTTATTTCTTTTATCTACTGCAAAAAACTTATGAATTCCTCCTCCATGAGATAATAAATCAATAGTTCCAATACCAGAAACAGCTTCTTGTTTAGTTTCTGATATATGAATCTGAAAATCATCTAATTTTACAACAAAATAAGATGCTTGATCAATAAGTTTACCAGGTGTTGTTCCTATTCCAATAGCATCACTGTTATTAGATTGATAAATTACTTCCTCACCATGTTTGAATCCATGAGGATTTGGAAAAACAAATCTATCAGATATAACATTTACAATACCTGCCTGTGAGGTGCTATCAAATTCTACCTCTTGGTCTACTAACTTCATCTGTGCTCTTGCTATAGCACTAGTATCATTACCACCAGTAATACTAACGCTTGGTACGTTAGTATAATCAAATCCTTGGGTATCAACTAAGATATCTACTAACTTACCCTCAACATGGGTAATTGCAGAACATCCTACTCCAGTATGCCCTGTTTGAGTAACTGACAATCTAGGAGGAGATATAACATCATATCCAGATCCAGAGTTTAGAATGTCAACAGACTCTACAGGTCCGTAAAAAACTTTGTCGGTTGCTTTGTAAGAATAAAGTTCAACACCATTTGCAAGTAAACCAACTCCACCTTGAACAGTCTTGATTTTATCTTCTGTAAACTGTGGTTCTTCAAATTTTCTAAGTAACTTTTGTGCTCCTATGGTGCTACCAAAAACTACATCAGGTGTTAGAAAATGTGTTGTAGCACTAGCAATGTCAGCATCTGTAAATGCTGTGATCAATACAGAATTGCGAACATTTTCAAGAGAGTATGCTAACGCAACCCTGTTGTTGTCAATTTTCTTGACGTAATATGGTTGATTATTTTCTAGATTTGTTAGTTTTGTAGATAAACAAGAATATACTACCAATTCACCATCATGAAAATTATGATCAAGAACTTCTATGTTTGTGCCAGCAGAATTTAGGGTAGCATTGAATACTCTTACTCTTTTTTGTGGATCAATATCCCAATGAGGTAAACTATTAGACGCTACAATTACTGTCTCACCATCAACGTAACTATTTTGTATATCTGCAGCAAATCCATCTGCTGTGGTTTTTAATTTTCTACGAATATAATATTTGACTAATGGATCTAGATTACCTGTAGATGCTACGATAGATTTTTCATTAGGTATACTAGAAACTGTTCCTTCTTGTATGTTGCCATCTTGATCTACAATATCTAACTTATCACCAACATAAAAAACGTGACTATTTACTAGATTAAATCTATAACTATTACCACCCAAGTCTTCAAAACCAAGTAAACTATGACTTGCAGCAGTGTTGTAAATCCAAGAGGACCATCGTAAATTCTTTTGTTCTATCCCTAAAGTTTTTACATTTATATCACTATTGGTTTGTTGATTTGATGCATCACCTACAAATTTATTCAATACACCAAGGACATTTACCCTAACAAGTTTAGTAAGATCACCATCCTCATATGAGTACGCTTCCAATCCAGATCTGACAGTTGATCCTATACCACAAGGAGAGGTTAATGCAGGTATGCCTAAAAACTGTGTGAGATTCTTACTATTATAATCAAAAGTTCTATCCTCAAATTTTATTGTTCCTGTAGATCCAAACCCTACAGTTGAGTCAACGTTTAGTATTGTTGCCCCTACACCAGAAGTTTTTGTTACAAATGTTTTACCTATTTGCTGAAATTTCCCAACAAGACTACTTTGGTCTATTCCGACTTTAAAAAATTTCTTACCATCTATAGTAGCACGTTCTACATTGAATATTGAACCACTTGTTTCTAATGGTGTGGTATCTTGAATTAAACTTTGACCCTCTATTTTTTCAGGATCTCCCTCAAGTGGTTCACATATCAAGACATCATTGACAATATAATCTGCGTTTGATGGTTTTATTAAGAATTTTGATGGTTGAACCATCTCAACTTTCTCATCATATAACACTCCAAAAAGAATCTTAAATGCTTCTTCTGTTCCCTTTGACTTATAAAAATCTTTTGCTTGTCTTATAAAATTAGATTGATCTACATTTGTATTGATATTTCTTTCAGCAAAACCTGGTAAAACTTGTTTCTTAAGTTTCTTTAGGAATGTGTTTAGAAATACATTACTGAGATTGGTAACTCTAGCATCCTCTTTATGTGTGCTTACACCAGTTTGCGTAAATGTTAGAAACTCAGGTTCGTTAGTTTTTGAATTGTTTTCAATACCACTAAAACCACGAGTACATCCTGTAAAAGAAGTTGAACCTATTCCACTATATGTAATTATTTCATCATCTATTTTTAATAGTCCATATTGCCTAGGCCAACCTTTAGTGGAATCGACAAATATTGTTTCCTCATTTGCATTGATATAACTAGTAAGTGAAGTAAAACCTATGAGGTTTTCGCTGTTCAAAAAATCTAATTTTTTGTAGTCTGATAAATTATCAGCAATGTCTATAGATCCACCTTGGAATTCTTGAGAAATATAATATTGTTTTAAAAAATCAGCAAATAAAGGATTATCAGTGTCTACGTACTTGGGTATCTGACCCTGAATTACTTCACTGATCTTTACTTTGGTGATGGATGTTTGTATCATTTATCGAGTTCTCTTACCGATTTGGTAACTAGATTGTGGATTGAATCTTGATCCTGAGGTGTCTGCACCAGATGCTACTGAATCTTTTCTCATAAAGAAGTTACTCTTTGATACTTCAAATTGTAAATACAATTCATTTCTTGCTAAGATATCATTAGACTCTGGATTTGCTTCAACCTCTATAATATTGTTTGTAAGTGCAGTAGATGTTACATTCACAGTATCTATAATGATTTCACCCTTCTTATATTCAACAGTTCCAAAACTGTTTGAGAGAACTTTTACAGAGTTGTCGGTTAGTATTTGGAATAGTATAAGTTTACCGTTTTCACTATCAATCTTTTGGTCAGTAAAGAAACAAGTTCCTGAAACTCCAGAAACAGTAAATCCAGTTGATTTTATATTAAAACTATCTTCATTACAGTAGAACGCATTCAAGAAGCACAACTCATATTGAGTAAATTGATTGATTGCGGCAATCAAATTTCTTCTTATCCTAACTGTAGTAATGTTAGATGTAATAGAATTGTCAACATTATCAATCAATGATAATACTTTACTATACTTAAACCTACCACCAAATTGATTTAGTTCTTTACCCGTAGCAAAAGATGCAAGTGAATTTACTACAGAAGTTTTTAGAGTTTCTTCATTACCAGCAAAGTTTGGGTTATAGTAAATGTAACTATCAATTTCTACAAATAAAAACTTAAGGTCAACAAACGTTGGAACTATACCTGCCACTGAATAATTTTTCAATGAGGATAAAATATCCTTTTTAGTAAAGTCAGATAAGAAAGAACCATTCTTAGGTTTAGCAGATATAAAAACTCTTCCATACTGAGGTGGAGTCAATTCTTCACCACCATATGCACTCACAGACTCTATATTAGAATAGACTGAAGGAATAATTGCTTCATAATCTGAAGCAGTTACTGCTCTATGCTGAGATGAGTAAACCCTAGGAGCGTAGTATCTTACACTATCAAGGTTTTCTATATCATCACCATTTTCTGATGGATATTGTGCATTCAACGTAGCAGTGAAACCATCTAAAGTTGCACCATCCTGATCACTAAGAGTACCTGCAAATTTGAAACCTGCTACACCATTACCATCCTTTCCGCTTGTTTTTATATAAGTAACATCAACTATATTTCCAGATTCTAATTTTTCACCAAATACACCATCACCAAACAATAATTCATATCTTTCATCAGTCGTCTCTTGTAATAAGAATATATTAGATGTTGATGTAATTCCTATAATATTAGTTGCTAAATTATACTCTGTGCTAGTGCTACTACCAGAACTTTCAAATACTTTTACTCTAATAGTAGAAGTGTCTATATCAGAATTAGGTAAAATAAATCTTTGGTTTGGTTGAGAATTATCAATTACAAATTGACTTTCTAGGTATTGACCCTGACAAATTTCTATCGTGCCTTGAGATACTCCATCAATAACAGTTCCAGTTACTTCTTCAGGTAAAGAAAAAATATAATTTGCATTTGATACTGTTCCATTTGCTACCACACCTGGTTCAAACACCATGGTAGATGTGGATGTTGATATCCCTGATATAAAATAATCTACTTTTGTTTTTGCTGCAGATTTTGAACGAGGAACATATCCAATATTACGTGCTAATGATACAACGTTTTCTCTAAGTGTTGCAGAATCAATGAAAGTTTCATTCACCACCATATTGGTGTTGTATGCAGTAATATAAGAATTATAAGCAAGAGTGTTTATAAGAATTGAAAGATTGGAACCCTCAAAATCCATATCTGAGAAATTAGAATTTTCTCTCAAATAATCTTTTAGCGAAGATTTTATATCTTCAAAATTTAGGTTTGTAAATTGTTGAAGTGCCATTATAGCCTAGTTGGTTCTAATACAAATTGTAAGGTTTGACTCGGTGCGGATAAACCAACGAGATCATAAGATAATTTAATATCTAAAGCATTACTATCAGGTTCTGAAAAAACATCAACACCCGTCAATTCAACTCTTGGTTCATTATTTAATATTGTGGTTTCTATTTCAGTTTTTATAGGATCTATAAAATCATCATTTGCCAACTCAAATAAAGCACCAGTAATTCTAGTGCCTACCAATTCATTGAAAAAAACTTCTCCTAATTGTATTCTTATCAAATTTTGGACAGAACGCTTTATTGCATCCTCATTTTTCAATGCAAGTATATCATTTGTGACTGGATGACGTTTGAAAGACAAAGATATGTCTTTGAAACCTTGCGAAAAACGTTGAACAGGCACTAGAACGTTTACAATCTCGGTATATTTATCTATTTAGAGGCAAAAAAAGACCTCCTCTGTTGAGAAGGTCTTTATTGGATGCTCCGTCGCCTGATAGTCAGTCGGAATCCTGGTCGTCGGTTCCCAGGTATTTAATTTCTATTTCGTCGGGATGAGGGTAACCTGAGTGATAAAACTCATCGGCAAGAGCTTGAGTTATGTCAAGCATTTCCTCTTCATCAACGGAAGAGAATTCTTTTACTCCCTCAACGTATATATCATACTTTTCCATATACCGTAAACATTCTTTACAGGTATCTATATAATTCTTGTTTTCTCGTGACCTACACGACATTGTGGATCACACCATATTTCATATCCTGCCTTTATAGCATCTAAACAGAATGACACATCCTCTCCGCACATGTCTTGAACTTCACCAGAATCAAACACCTGCATCTGAGGTGCAAACCAAGGATAAGTCATTTCTTTATTTTCAAAGACACCATGTTTGATTAGTAACCAACCAAAACCAGTATAATCAACAGTAAACGGTTTTCTACGTTTTTGAATACCATCAACCGTCTCGTGATTCATGACCCCACCATTTTCCTTGAAGTCATCCTCTTCAAGCCAGTGAGCAACGGATGTTGTTTTACCATCTTCCGTAGCGTACCAACCAGCAGCAAGATCCTTGTCCATGCATACAACACGATAAAAGTTTTCGAGGTTGAAAACGATATCACTGTCAATCCAAAGTTGATAGTCATACTTGAGCTTCCCGTCCCATGGTATTTGATCTGGTCCTCTTAGAACATTAGCACCTAAGCACTTACAACGTGCAAAGTTTACCATTGAACTATAATCTTGTGAGATTTGAATGCTTGCACCACTTTGAACCAGATCAAAGCAAAGTTGTACAAATGCCTTCAAAAATATGTAGGAAACACCACGACCAGGTAGACAAAAGACAATACTCTTACCTTTGATCAATTCTTTTCCTTTCTCTACAGACCACCAGTCTTCTTTCTTTTGGTCTGTAGCAGGTGGGGTGGTTACCACCTTAAATCCTTTAGCCATACTATAATGGGTTGCAATCCAATGTTATTATACCAGAGTATATAGCTTCTATCAACTCAATAACTTTTTCTGCTATCTTTTGATGTCCTAACGCACTTGGGTGATTCTTAGGAAGAAACATAGGTGAGGGGGATTCTCTTAGTATATGCTCATGTATGTAAGTTATGGGCATACCCCTATATAATGGTTTCCACCAACCAAGATGACCAACCTTTTCATGGTAGAACTTTTGTGGTCTGCGAATTACTTCGTCGTAGTGATCTGCTAAAAGAGGAATGAATGTAATATCATTTGCCTTACAATAAGAATCAAAAAAGACTATATTCTTCCACATATTCTCAACGCCAAGTATATCACCATAGACAAACCTATAAAACCACTTACCTGCGGAGTGCAATCTTTCTCTCAACTCATCGGACATAGGATTGCCCTTGAGTTTAAGTTTTCCGTGAGATGATGTAATTTGTGGGGTAAATCTATGACTAAAACCCTGCTTATCAAACCACTCCATTCTAGAGTGAACGGTAAACTGCATAACTACGATATCAACTTTATTTTTATCGAGATATTCAATAGCAGATCTCACAATCAGATCATTACTATTTCCGCACAAAGCAAGATTATTTTCTTCTATGCCTAGTTTGTTAGATACTAGTTTACTATATCTTTCGTTCTCACGATCTTCAAGTTCATCACCCCAAGTGATTGAACATCCATGAAATAGTATTTTCATCAAAAAACCTTTACTGAG